GCGTGACCTGCAGAATAGAGGCACATGTCGTAAAAGAAATAACCTTTCTCTGGATCTAGGAAGTCGAGACCATCCATACCATTCTCAAAACCCTTAGGCGTGCGCGTGTCGCTCAAGTAATCGGGATAGTTTCGGCACCGACCAAGTATTTCAGTATAGAAGCCGCTTACGGCGGGCAAAAATACTGCGTAGTCTTTCCTAAATTTTGATAGGTCTCTCATTAGATTAGCACCTAACCAATGGATCGCCGCCACCTGGCCCCCAACCTGACGGCTTACCGCCTGGCAGGCCCGGAACTGATTCGGGTTTTCCATCGTGTATGTTCTGTAGCACCTGTGGATTGCCTTCGTGCTTCGGATCAATCTCATGTTTGAACACTAGATTGAGATGATTCTTGATAATCTCAATTTGGTCTTCGTTTATTTCTTTGGCACCGCTAATCTCAAAGTAGCCTTGCAGCCAGTAGCAAAAATCTTGTGAATGCATTATTCTGTTTCCTTGTTGTATACAGTATTTAGGTCTTCTCGAACTTGCATGAGGATTATGCCTAAATTATTTTGGCCTACGCCGTTGCATATACCCCAAAATGTGTCGCCCCACGTATTACCTTCCTCTAATAAAATATCATCGGTGGCAAATAACTTTTCTCGTAGCCTTGGATTTTGTATGAACTTAGCTCGTACAATTTCTCCCATGATCTCGACCTTTACATCATCCCAATCTGTGCGTCGTATAACCGTCTTGCCATATTTCTTTGCTTCACTTGGCGTCGACAATATCGAAATATTCATCTTGGTATTTTCGTTTGCTGCCTTCGCCGCTTGAAACGCATGTTCCGATGTTGGGTACGAAATTCCCCTGTACATAATCGGAGCAGGATGAAAGTTTGACAAGAAGTGGAATTCACCACCAAATGATTCTACTTTATTTTGAGCGGGCAGGGAGCAAATATTCATAACTACCGATTCCAGTCTTCATCTCAATCTTCAATACACCTTTGTTGCTAAAGCTAATAATACAATCATCTGCTTTTGATGCAAGCTTGAGAATAGCAAGTGTCTCGACCAGCGGCCATGTTAGGTTGCCAGTCAATACGCCGTTAACTTTTTTCGCAACAGGAACTGTTGCTCTATCAGTTGGGCCGCTACCGATGTAAAAATTCAGATCGCCGTTCGCATCTGTCTTCGCTGTAAACGTAGGCTCAAACGCACCAAGCACGCCATTGAAGTAGCTCAAGTCTTTCATGATCTCATCTGTTCCAGAGATAACAACGTCCCAAGCTGCGCCTTTGAAGTTAGGTACTTTGACCTGCTCTTCCACGACGTCCTTATGCATAAAGCGGTAGCTAGACTCATGGCCTTCGCCACTTGTAAAGTTAATCTCCGTCGGAACCTCTGCACCATCGCGTTGTGTTGTTTTGATTTCGATGGTTGCAGCATCACTACAAAAATGTGGATACTTCAAGTAGCCTTGTAGTACAGCCATTCTTGATAATCCTACAACACCATCGAGTTCCGTTAGCGGAGTATTAAGCGTTCCGTACGCGACAACCGACTTGTCTTCGTTGATAGCTGCAATCTTTGTTTCTGTTGCGCTACTATCTATTTTCATCATTTCGATAAAGCCTAGACCATGTGTCTGTGCTAGAATATCTGTTAAGACTTCTGATAACATTCTGTGTGTCTCCTAAATTGTAATTGTGTTTATTATAGCAGGTTTTACGACGGGTGTCAAGTAAAATCAAACAGCTCTTCCATCAGTTCTGCTTCTGGCGATGTACGTGAAAGGTCCCACTTCAATACGCTTAGTAAGTTATCCACTTTCTGATCTACGATAGATTGCATCATCGCGTCTTCGTCGAATGGTAGGCTTATAAACCAATCAGGAAGGTGAGGCTCATCCACAGGATACGCGACCGACGACTTTTGGAAATCGTTATGATCTTTCAGTTTGCAGACCATGACCTTGTGTCCGTCTAAAATTTTCAAGCTGTGCAAATCGTTGTGCGATGCGCGCAGGCTGTTCCAGTTCAAGCTTGCCATCACATGCCCCGGTACCATAAATTTATCCGCCTGGCGCCCTTTCAACCGAATTTCCATTGCGCGCTCAAGCTTATCATTATAGGCTGTAAGATTATTAACACCCGTTGGCGACCCTTTCTCCCACGGCCTCAACGCCGCGAATTCTTTCTTGAACTCGCGTATAGCTTCGATCACGGCGTCCTCGCCTTCCAGTCTTAGTGTCTGCATGAGGATACGTGTCAAAAATTCCTGTACATGCTTAGGCGTGTCCGACCTACGTAGGTCAAGTCCCATCGCCTTTAGCTTGCCATCGCTGCCTTCAACGTCCACACGTATGCCTTCCTTATCATATACGAGAGCAGCATAACGCTTTTTCTTAATGAACAAGCCAGTCTCAGCAACGATTTCGCGAGACGCCTTGATAACCTCACTACGCTTCTTTGGTGTGTTGAATGTGTCGTGCATGTATTTAGGAAACGTGTCACTCACTTGTCGCGCAATAATATCGTATAGTTCGACGACGCTTTCTTTTGTCCATTCGATATTGCCTTTGTCGATCTCATCTTTCAAAACAGGATACGCGCTAAAATATACGGAGTCAGTATCGCCGTAAATAATAGACCGACCAGTGTGATCGTATGTGCCATCTAAGTATTCGTTAGTCTTTGCTGCCATGTGCTTTGCAATGCTACGTCCTGTGAGCGTTGTGCTTTGCCCTAAGCGTAGATCATAAAAGCGGCAATGCACGTTAAGCAACCCACCGTACAAGGAGTTCAAATTAATTTTCTTAACGAGCTGCCGCTTATCCCAGAAGCTAATAATCTTTTTCAGTTCATTAGGATTGCGATGTCGCAGTTTTAGTTCTTCGTCTATGTATAGCTGATGCGCAAGCAAATATTGATATAGCTCTTCGGTATTCTTTTCCTCTGCTTTTTTCTTTGCTTGCGTGATACTAAATGTTAGGTCAGGATCATATGGATTCGCATACACGGTGCCGCCATCTTCATATTTGCGCATTAGCTTTACATTGATTTCGTCGGCCACTTTCTGTGTTATAGTTAGGTGCGTACCTTCAATGACGTCAGCCAAAGATTCATAATTGCGCAAAAACGCCTGCATGATCTGTCGCTCTGTGTACCAGCGGCGCAAAAGACCGGGGATAACTCCCTCAACGTCATTTCGGAAAATTGTACCATTGGCCGATATGCACCAGTTATTATCACTCTCAAAAATCAAGTGGCGTAATTGTGCGCCAGTCACCTCAACGGAGCTGCCGTCTTCAAAATCTAAGTGCCTACGAATTACGTTATCGTTGTTGAGGAAATCTTCCATCTCAAGTGTGTTGAAACGGTCGTTCCACCAGCCAGAGAAATTATTTTTCTTCGCCGCTGCAATATGCTCTGTTATGGCTGCGTTTGTTTCGTCGGTGCGTAACTGACCCACGATAGTCTCGGGGCTCATGTTGAGGCAGCGTATCACAGATGGATACAGCGAGCTAAGGTCACTACTGCCGATCCAACGATGGAGCCCTTTCTTGGGATATTGGACCCAGCCACCAGCGGCTTGTAAATCTTCACTACCGTGTCCATGCTCTCTGTCGGGCACCTTCATGTTGCGTTCGTGCGCCTCGATAATAATTGCCTGCTCGGTCACCGCCACCGCGCCCATCGCCGCAGGTAGCAGCACGCCGTTGCCGTGCGCGATGCTGTTGGCAAGAGAGATAAATTGTAGCTTCTGATCCAGCTTGTTAAGAATTTCTGTGTCTTGTATGTTGTACCGCAGAAACTTTTCAAAATCTTTGTTGTATAGCTCGTCAAGCGTACCTTCGTACGGAACCTTGCGCTCGCCAATCTCTACCTCGGCAATCGCGTCTAGCCCGTAGCTGTGTCGCTCCTCGTAGTTATATTTCTTGTATAGCGCCATGTAGTCAAAGTGAATACGCCCGACCAGCTCGTACGTCTGACTCTCTTTGCCACCACGTAAAAATGTTTTAGGCTTCGGAAATTTATTCCATAGACACATGCGTCGAGCCTCATGCCTGCCCATCAACTGTATAATTCTATTGACGGTATAGGGGATATCGTAGCCCTCAGAAAACCAGCCACTCAAAATATCTGCGTCTTCGATCAACGTGAGAAACGCATCGAGAATATCGACTTCCTCATGGTACAGGATTGTGTTGCCAACCTTATCGGCAATGACCTTTGCTTCGTCCATCGTCATGCCCGCTGGCGGCATCGCTAGACACACAGTCTGATCTAGCCATTGTAGGTGTATAGAGATCGACAATATTTTATTGGCGGCTTCCTCTGGCTGGCTGTAGCCGAACTCCTTATCGAAGTCAGTTTCAATATCGAAAAACGCAATATGTAGATCAGCGGGATTCGTGTGCTTGTACTGCTGTTCTAAAATTTTATTGATCGGCTTGATGTCTGACTCGTATCTTTTCTTGTGAGAATTTATTTGAGTTAGCTTTTTCATCTCACCGTATGATCCGCACTCTATCTTAGATAGTGCCTCACCGTGGATGCTTCTATACTTGCCTTTTGGATCTTGCACATAAAAATCAAAGACACCAGGAAAATCACGATAGACACGCTTACCGTTGCTGCGTTCTACAACATTTACCATCGAGTCCTTAGGATTAAATTGTGCGTCTACATACATGTCTAATTATTCTCTGGTCGATTGCTAAACCACACTGTGGTATCGGGGAACTCAATCGAATATGAATCCTGCCCTAATCCTAAAAACAATGCATGTGCCAAACGTTTTGCCTGTGCTTCCAGCATAGAAACATCAGTAGGAAATCTCGGATATTGAATCATTCGCACACAGACTCCTTCCTGACTGCCATTTGTGTATACATAGTTTGTCTTAGTTATTGTAACACAGGTCGGGTCCAAATTGCAAAAGTTTTCACAGGTGGCGACCGCGTCTTCGTAGTCGCCTGCTATCCATATATTCGCGTACCATGTTGGTTCAGATGTTTTAAACATAAGCTTGTATAAGTCCTATTGTATTTGTGATAACATAAAATACCATTAGCATCATCATCCACGCACTGTGTCGTATATAGTTGCTGTATAGGAAGCAGAAGGCACTTAGGTTATACAATATAAAAATCGTAACTAAGTCTGGCGTTGGAGACTGCCAGCCGATCATCGCAGCGGCGCCCATACCATTTAAGGTTCCGAGCATCTCTGCGATAAACAGCGGCTTGTTCGTATCCCACGTTTCTTTCCAGAACTGCATTGCAGTTCTTAGAATATTTTGCATTACTGAATGCCGAGCGTGTCGAGAATATCTTCCAGTTCATCAAACGCATCTTTCTCGTCTAAGCGGTTACGCTTGAACGCGATGTTGATAACCTTCTTCAAAACCGTTGGCTTGATTTCCATTTCTTCGGCAATAGCCTTCACTGTCTCGGCTAGCCCATCGTTTAAATCTTTTACTTCCTGTTTAACGACGCAACCCTCTCTTACCAGTTCAGTAAGGCGGCGAACGTCATCAGCGGAATAATGTTTTGTGGCATATGTCATACGGAGTTCTCCTTGTTATAGATAGTATTATACTATATTTACAAG